GCATTAATAGATGGAACAAATAGTGGTTTTAGTTCATATCAATTCAACTCACATTATTCAGGAGACAATCCTACTTTATATTTTAGACCAGGACAAACATATGCTTTTAGATTAAATAATGTCACTGGCCATCCTTTTCATTTACAAACAGTTTCAGGAGCATATAGTTCAGGTAATGCTTACACAACAGGTTTAACTCACGTATCATTAACAGGTGCGATAACAACTGGCGCTTCTGCTTTACTTAAAGTGAGTGGTATTTTATACTACGAAGTTCCTTCTAATTTAAGCACAACAATATATTACGTATGTCAAAACCATTCATCAATGGCAGGCAAAATAGTTATAGGAAATATAACAGAAACTTCTACAGGTGATGGTTCAACTACAACATTAACAATCAATAGTGGTAGAAACGTAAATGATTTATTGGTTTTTGTTAACGGTTCTTGTTTAAGACCAACATCAGATTATACTATATCAGGAACAACATTAACTTTTGTATCACCACCAGCTTTAGCTGCTGCAATTATAGTAAGGTACTTATAAAATGTCGTATAAATATAACAAAAGAAAATAAAGAATATGCCAGCAATTATAACAAATAAGTTTAGAATCAACAACGCTGAACAGTTTAATGAGTCGTTCTCAGAAGCTTCACCAGAAGTATATTACCTAGGTATTGGTAGACCTCAAGCATTTGCTACACAAACAAGAGGTGATTTAAGAACAGATAATCAAGGTACAGATTCAGCTGCAATCACACCAGCAGACAGTATTGTTGAAGAATTTAATGTTTATGATGATCTATTAGCTGTTAAAAAAATAGCAACATCAGATACAACTTTTGTTATTCCAAGAAGAAATTGGGTAAGCTCAACTATTTACGATTATTACAGACACGATTATGGTAATCGTATTACAGGTACAACAACAGTACAATCTTCATATACAACAGCAACAACTTTATTTGACGCAACTTTTTATGTTTTAACTACAGATAGAAACGTTTACAAATGTTTAGATAATAATAATAATGGAGCTTCAACTACAGAACCAACGGGTACATCTACATCTATTTTAACAACTGCTGATGGTTATAAGTGGAAATATATGTACACTTTATCAGCTACACAACAAGCAAATTTTTTATCAACAGATTTTATGGCCGTTGCAACAAATTCAACAATTTCATCTGCTGCAATTAATGGTCAAATTAATATTGTTAAAATTAAATCGCCAGGTACAGGTGGTACAAATGGTACATACACAAATATTCCTATAAGAGGAGATGGTACAGGCGGATTAGTTACAGCAGTTATTACAGGAGGTGTTGTAACAGCAGTAACAGTTACAGCCGCAGGCACAGGTTACACAATAGCATATATAAGAAATGCTGATATTGTAACAGCAGGTGCAACAGGATTAATAAATTCAGAAATAGATTGTATTATTGAACCAAAAGGTGGACACGGATTTAATGCAATACAAGAATTAGGTGGATTCTTTGTTATGTTAAATGTAAGTTTAGAAGGAACAGAATCAGCAAACACAGGTGACTTTACAGCAGAAAATGATTTTAGAAGAATAGTATTAATCAGAAATCCTTTTTCAGCTGGCGTAGCTGCTTCATCTTCAACATTACGTGCAACAAAGGCCATTCGTTTTGCAGCATCACCAACACCAGGAACTTTTGTAGCTGATGAAGAAATCAATCAAGCTTCAACAGGTGCCGTAGGTAAAGTTGTAGAATATGATTCAACAAATAGAATTTTACATTATATACAAACAAGATTTAATGATGAAGGATTAGATAATAACGGTAACAGAACAGCATTTTCTGGAGCAAATGTTATTACAGGTCAAACTTCAGGTGCTACAGGTACACCAAGTGCAACAGCAAGTGAAACTGCTGACCAAATTACATTTACAAGTGGTTATAAAGATACAGAATTAGATAGACATAAAGGCGATGTTTTATACATTGAAAACCGAGCACCAATAACAAGAGCTTCAGACCAGACTGAAAATATTAAATTAGTAATTGAGTTTTAGGGAGATTTATGCCAAGTCCAACAGACTTTAACCTCTCACCTTACTTTGATGACTACGCTGAATCGAAAAAGTTTCATAGAATACTTTATAGACCAGCCTTCGCAGTACAGGCTAGAGAATTAACACAATCACAAACAATTCTTCAAAATCAAATTGAAAAATTATCCGATCATTTATTTGAACAAGGCGCTATGGTTATTCCTGGCGAAATTGGTTTTGATTTAAATTATTATGCTGTAAAACTTACTTCTAAAACTGCCGCAACTGTAAGTGCTTATATAGGTTCTACACTAACAGGTAATACATCAGGTGTTGTAGCAACTTGTGTGAACGCTGTTGCAACTGATGGTACAGATCCAGATACTTTATATGTAAAATATTCTAAAACAGGAACGAATAACACTTCTAATGAATTTACTGTTGGAGAAACTATTACATCAACTGCTACAGGAACACCTACTGCTGTTGTTAGCGCTGTAAATACAGGTTCAGCAGCTACTATTGCTGAAGGAGTTTATTACATAAATGGATTTCACGTATCGGTTTCAGCACAAACATTAATATTAGACAAATATACAAATACTCCTAGTTATAGAGTAGGATTAGTTGTTACAGAATCTTTTGTAACTTCAAATACTGATACATCATTAAATGATAATGCACAAGGCTCGTCAAACGTAAATGCACCAGGAGCTCATAGATTTAAAATAGATTTAACTTTAGACAAAAGAGGGGTATCATCATCTGCTGATGCTCAATTTATAGAATTACTTAGACTAGAAAATGGTATAAGACAAAACCAAGTTCGTTCAACAGAATATGCAATATTAGAAGATACATTAGCAAGAAGAACATTTGATGAATCAGGCGATTATACGGTAAGAGAGTTTGATTTAGAAATGCGTGAACATCTTGTTAGTGGAAATAATAGAGGAATTTTTACTTCAGGTAATGGAGGAAGTGCCGAAAAATTAGCTGCAGGGTTATCACCTGGAAAAGCATATGTAAAAGGTTATGAAATCGAAACATTAGGTACAACATATATTGCTGTAGATAAAGCAAGAGAATATAAAACACAAAACAATAATAGTACTAATTTTGGTTTAGATAATTACGTTCACGTAACAAACGTATTTGGAACACCTGATGTAGGATTTGTTTCAGGTGATGTTGAAGCTTTTAAAACAGTAGATTTAATAGACACCTTAACATCTGCTCGAGGTACACCTGAATCTAACGTTGGCGCTAATATAGTTCAAATAGGTAGAGCAAAAACTAGAGGATTTGAATATGTTACAGGTTCAGCAAGTGCAAATATATTTGCTTCCTCAACATTAACAAGTGCAGTTTACAAACACTATTTGTTTGATATAGAAATGTTTTCACATATAAATGGAAGAAAAATAAACGCAACAGCATTTACTAACGGAGAAAAAGTAGTAGGTTCTAGTTCAGGTGCATTTGGTTTTGTACAAACTCAATCAGTTAATCATAGCGCTACAATTACAAATATTTCAATAGCAAGTCCAGGAGTTGTAACAACATCAACTACACATAATTTTAAAGAAGGTATGTCGGTGAATTTAGAGAACACTACTTTTTCTATAGATTCGGTTGCTGTGTCATCTACACAATCTTTTATTGTAAAAAATCCTACGGATACTACTTTTGAATTATACACTGAAACTTCAAGTTCTACTACAAATGGTTCTACGCCGGTCAATGTAACTAGTTATACTAATACATCTACTGTTGCAACTGTAAAACACCAAGTTTTAGTTACAAACAATAACGTAGGAATTTATAGCCAAAACGAAATACTTACTGGACAACAGTCTGGTGCTACAATGAGAATACAAAGAAATGCTTATAACTTTAGAGCAATAAGAGGTTATGATTTTACAGACGTAAAATCTATTTCTATGGCAGGCTCTCCTACTTACACTGCTGACGTTTCTGTAGATGCAACTTATGGAGAAAATTATGCATTGTTTGGTTCTTTATCTGTTGCAAACAGTGGTACAACAGTTACAGGATTTGGTACATTATTCGAAGAAGAATTAAGAATAGGTGATTTAATACAAATTACAACGGACGCTGGTTCTACAGTTACAAGAAAAGTAGAAAGAATTGACTCAAATAATTCATTACAATTTTCATTAGCAGTAGGAGGTTCAGACGTATCTACAAAAACAGTTGGTGTAAGAAAAAGAGGTAAATTAGTAGGTGCAAATAATAATATATCTATTTTTCAATTACCTTATAATGTAATTAAAACTTTAAAAACAGAAACAAATTCAGGATTAACCGACACTAATTTTAAAGTTAGAAGGCATTTTACAGCAACATTATCAGCAAATGGAGATGCCACAATAACTTCAGGAACAAACGAAACTTTTTCAGGACTTTCTGAATTAGATTATGCGGTATCGATTATGTCATTAGGTTCTGGTCCTACTGGTGCCGTAGGTAATATTTTAAGTTTATCTGGTTCAAATCACGAAGGAACAACAATATTCATTTTAGCAGGTTCACCAACAGGTAAAAATTTAACTTTAGATTTTGGTGCTAATTATGCTGGCCACAAAATAAAAATATTAGCTACAGTTAATCGTTCTGTTGCAGGTGCAAAAACAAAAACTTTAAATACATCAGAAACAGTAAATATATCCAATCAATATGATATACAAAACGATACTGTTGGCTTAGGAAAAGCTGACGTTTATAAAATTAATGCTGTGTATATGTCAGCAAGTTTTGGAACTCCTGCCACATCATCAGATACTAATATAACAAGTAGATTTGATTTAGATACTGGTCAAAGAGATAATTATTATGACATAGGTAGAATAAAATTAAAATCAGGACAACTAGTTCCTACAGGGGCTTTATTAGTAAATTTTGATTATTTTTCTCACGGTTCTGGAGATTATTTTGATGTTGACTCATATTCAGGTGTATTAGATTACGAAGATATTCCTACTTACAATTCAGATACAACAGGATTAGAATATAAATTAAGAGATTGTCTAGACTTTAGACCTAGAGTAAATGATTCTTCTACAGTAGTAAGTTCAGGACAAGATAGAAGATATAATTCAACAGGTGCTTCTACAGTAGATTTTCCTAAATTTAATGATAATATAACAACAGATTTTGAATTTTACATTCCTAGAATAGACAAAATATTTTTAGATAAAGATGGTAACTTTTTAGTAGTAAAAGGAGCTTCTGCTATAAGTCCTCAAGTTCCTAAGGGTCTTGAAAATGCTATGCACCTTTACACATTATTTTTAAATGCTTATACTTTAGATGAAAAAGATTTAACAATTCAAAAACAAGATAATAAACGATACACTATGAGAGATATTGGCCGTTTAGAAAAAAGAATTGAAAACGTAGAATACTACACACAATTATCTTTATTAGAAGCAAACGCACAAGGTTTACAAATACAAGACGCTGAAGGTTTTGATAGATTTAAAAACGGATTTATTGTAGATAATTTTACAGGCCACGGAATAGGTGACGTAGGAAATGTTGATTATAAAGTTTCTATGGATATGGCCGGTGGGTTTTTAAGACCTTTATTTAATTCTGAGTCTGTACAATTAATTGAAGCAGATGAAGATGGTACAGCAATATTAGCAGCTGATAGAGTATTGAGTAAGTATCAAAAAACTGGAGATTTATTAACTTTACCATATAGTGAACAAACTATTATAGAACAACCTTATGCTAGTAAGTATGTAAATGTAAATCCTTTTAACGTATTTACTTGGGCAGGTTCAGTTACACTCGATCCTCCAGGCGATGAATGGAAAGAAACAAATAGAGTTCCTGATTTATTAATTAATCAAGAGGGAGCATTCGATACAATGGTAAGAGGATTAGGTAATCCTAATTTAGAAAGTGTAGAAATTGATACTGTATGGAATGAATGGCAAGATTTTTGGCAAGGAACGCCAGTAGAAACTACAACAACAGGAAACATAAGACGAGGACATCAAGGAGGTTGGACTGTTAACTTTGGAGATACTACTACAACAACTTCTCAAGCTGTTAATCAAACAAGAACAGGTATAAGAACGGCTATTGTCCCACAAGTTGTCAGAACATCTTTAGGTGATAAAGTATTAAATATAGCATTTATACCTTTTATCAGAAGTAGAACAATTAATTTTACTGCTACAAGAATGAAACCAAATATAAGAGTTTATCCTTATTTTGATAATATTGATATTAATTCATATGTTACACCAACAGGTGGTTCTTTAGCAGGTCCTTTAGTTACAGATGCTAATGGTGCTGTATCAGGTACTTTTGCTATTCCTGATCCTACAAACGACAGTAATCCTAGATGGAGAACAGGTCAAAGAGTATTCAGACTTACAAGTTCAGTTACAAATTCACAAACAGACGTTGAAACTTCTGCTGAAGCAGATTATACAGCAAGAGGTTCTTTAGAAACAGTACAAAATACTATTGTGTCTACAAGAGAACCTTTAACTGTAAGACAAACTGTAAATGATACAAGAAATATTACAAGAACATCTACAAGAACAACAACTGAAGTTATACAATGGATTGATCCTATTGCACAAACATTTTTAATTGACGACACTGGTGGAGTTTTTGTAACTTCTATTGAATGTTACTTTCAATCTAAAGATGCCAACGTTCCCGTTACAATGCAAATAAGAGAAGTTGTAAATGGTTATCCTTCACGTACAATTGTGCCTTTTGGTGAAGTAGTATTGAATCCAAGTCAAGTAAGTATTAGTGCTGATGCAACTACACCTACGAAATTTACATTTCCTTCGCCAGTTTACTTACAAGAAAAAACAGAATACTCATTTTGTTTATTAAGTAACTGTAATAATTACAATGCTTGGGTGGCCAGATTAGGTGAAACACAAGTAGGTTCTGATAGGACAATTTC